TTGACGATTCGCTGATGGTGACGGGTCTAAAAGTACAGTGGAAAGCCTCTAAAGGACTGGATGCGAGCTTTGACTTGGCAGAATTTAGAACCATGCTCGACACGATTAAAGCACAGGACAAGTCGGCACCAAAACTTACACTCGGCGGTTTGCCGCGCAATATATTGCTGACTGAGTGGAACATACAAGACGGCAACTTCCCGAGCTAGTCATGGACAAAAAAGCCCTTATTAAAGCACTACGCGATACCGTACAAAGCGCCTCAAACAGCGTGGCTAGTGGTGTGTCTGCCCCGGTGGACTTAATAGCCGCTGGACTTCGTAAAGTAGGTATGCCTATTCCCCAAGCGCCTGTAGGTGGGTCTCAATGGATGGAAAACATGGGTTTGACTGTGCCTGTTGAGGATGGCATACCGAAAATGGCGGGTGATTTTTTGGGCATGACAGTGCCTATAATAGCGGCAGCAAAAGCCCCACAAATAGCCGCTGCTGCAAATAGAGGACTGGACAACCTAGCCGCACCCGACACTTTGAACACGCCGGGATTTAGAGGACAAAGGGGCGCGATAGTCTGGCACGGTTCACCGCATAAGTTTGATGCGTTTGATGCTTCCAAGATAGGAACTGGCGAAGGCGCGCAAGCGTATGGGCATGGGTTGTATTTTGCTGAATCGCCGAATGTTGCCAAACAGTATGCCGATGAGTTAAGTTCCAAAATTGACGTTAATGGCCGCCCTTTGTTTCAAAGCAATAAAATTGTTGGGTCAACAGGAAACAGCGATCTTGACGATTATCTTGTCTCCAACCTTGGAAATATTCCAGCCGCAAGGCGTAATCTTCTTTCCGATATACGTTATGTGCGGCCAGAAAACAGGGAAGCGGCAAAAGAAATGCAAAAGACTTTAGCTGATTTACGCAAGGCAAATGTTTCAACAACCAATACGGGCAACATTTACAAAGTAGATCTTCCAGACGAAGCCGTAGCCAAAATGCTGGATTGGGATAAGCCGCTCAGTCAGCAGCCTAATGTAATAAAAACATTGCAAAAAGAATACGCGCCGTCTTACATTGCTCAATTTATGGATCGGCCCGGCTCTGATTTGTACAAAGCAATTTCTGGTGGAAATGGAGTAGAGGATTTGCGTGCATCTGGCGCAGCAGAATTGGCAAAGCAAGGCATACCCGGCATTCGCTACCTAGACCAAGGCTCACGCGGAGCGGGTGCAGGTACATCAAACTTTGTCGTATTCCCCGGTGAAGAAAGACTGCTCAGAATACTAGAACGCAACAATCAGCCTATGGGCTTGATGGGTGTCAAATAATGGCAACAGCACGAGCTACCTCAATACCTGCCCCGGTTGGCGGTCTTAATGACCGAGACAGCATTGCAGATATGAAGCCGCAATATGCGCTCATACTTGATAACTGGTGGCCGTACCCTTCCTATGTAGGGGTAAGAAAAGGCAGCATTAACCATGTGACAGGCTTTGCAAACGCAGTACAAACGCTAGTGGAGTATTTGCCGACAAGTGGCGGGACAAAACTGTTTGCCGCAGCGGGTACGGGTATTTTCGACGTAACTACAGCTGGAGCGGTTGGCGCGGCAGTCGTGACCGGGCAGACTTCAGCACAATGGCAGCACGCTAACGTGACTACTGCGGGTGGGTCTTTTCTGTACTTAGTGAACGGACAAGACAGACCCCAACTATTTAACGGCACGACATGGACGGCAATAGATGGAGCGTCAACACCCTCGATAACCGGAGTGACGACAACTAACCTGGTGCATGTGTGCGTGTTTAAGTCACGCTTGTATTTTGTGGTCAAAAACAGCATGCAGGTAGTATTCCTTCCCGTTGGCCAAGTAGGTGGGGCAGTGGGTACGTTAGATATGAGCGCCATTTTCCGCGATGGCGGGTCGATTATGGCCTGCTATACATGGACGGTGGACGCTGGCGCGGGTGCTGATGACCATTTCGTCGTTATTTCAACGATGGGCGAAGTGGCGATTTACAGAGGCAGCAACCCCGGCGCGGGTGGTGATTTTTCGATAGTGGGCGTGTTTCAGTTAGGTAAACCGCTTGGCCGTCGATGTGCTGAAAAGTACGGCGGTGACTTGGCAGTCAACACCACAGAGGGCGTTTTCCCGTTGGGGCGCGGTCTTTTGTCAGCAAGCGTGGACAGAACAGTAGCCCTGACTGACAAGATACAGAATAGCGTATCTATTGCAGCAAACTCCTACGGTTCGTCGTTTGGGTGGCAACTGACTTTATACCCAGATGCCAACATGATGTTATTGAACGTACCGAACCCCGGCGGGAATTATCAGTACGCACAAAACACGATCACGGGCGCATGGACAAAGTTTGTCGGCTGGAACGCAAACGTACTACTACATGCTTCGACCGGACTGTACTACGCAGACAATACACGGGTTTATAAGGCATGGGTGGGCGACTTAGACCACTCAACGCCCATACAAGCTGACTGCTTACCTGCCTTTAATTACTTCGGCAACAAAGCTTTTAATAAGTATTTTACGATGGTCAGGCCGTACATTTTGACGACTGGCAGCCCTTCGGTGCTTTACGGACTGAACACTGATTACCTAGCGCAAGATGCTCAAGGTACATTGAATTACACACCTCCTACGGGTATGGTGTGGGGTTCGATGGTATGGGGGTCGATGGTTTGGGGTGGCGGGTTAAGGCCGATTACGGGATGGAATACAGTAGGCGCGGTGGCAAATAGCGCATCGTTAAGGTTGAAAGTACAGAATAACGGCTCTGAGGTCAGGTTTAATAATGTCGATTATCTCTTCCAGTCGTCCAACTCTGTTCTATGACGCGGAGGTTATTGGGCCGTGGGTATGTGAACGTGCTGGCGGTACTTGGCTACCGGGACGGGCTACTGCGATAGGGCAAATGAAAGACGGGCAGATAAATGCGGGAGTTTTATACGAAGACTGGAACGGCGCAAATGTGGTGTGCCATATTGCAGGTGAAGGGCTTTGGGCGAACCGCAGATTCTTGGCAACGATTTTTGATTACCCATTTAACCAGTTAAAAGTTCGAAGAATAACCGTGCCCATAAATTCTACAAATACCAAGTCAATCAATCTTGTCAACCGGATGGGGTTTAAGCTAGAATCAACCCTAGCTCAGGCTACCCCTGAAGGCGATCTTTGTTTATTCCGATTATTTTGGGATGAATGCAAATACCTTGAGGAAAAGTACCGTGGGAAAATCTAGTCCGCCACCTGCACCCGATTACGAAGCATCTGCACGAGAAACCGCACGCGGCAACTTAGAAGCTACCCGCGCAGCAGTTCGAGCAAACCGCGCTAACCAGATAACACCGTGGGGAAGACTAACCTGGCGGCAAAACCCGACTGGCGGCAGAATAAATTACGACGCTTACAACAAAGCATTGCAATCGTATAATCAAAGTCGTTTTCCTTCGCAAACTGAAAATGATTGGCAAAATTTAAGCACAGAGGAAAGGGTTAGGCTTAGAAGGGGAGGCTCATTGGGCGCGGCAAGCCAACAAGGACAAGCTCAAGGACAGTTTCAAGGAATTGCGCCGAGGCTGGAAGACTTCATGGAATACGACCCAGATTCAGGATGGGAACAGACAACCGAACTTACACCCGAAGCACAGGCCGCGTTAGACCAACAACTTGCCCTCAACCGTAAGTATGGCGAGGTGGCTAATTTAGGTTTTGACCGAGTACGCTCGATATTTGAAAACCCAGAATTAGACGTTGGCGCTTTACCAAAACGAGCGATTGACGTAGGCCAAACCGCGCAAGAAGCGTTACTAGCAAGACTTAATCCACAACTACAGTCACAAGAAGAAGCCACGCGGCAACGACTGGCAAATACTGGCATTGGACTAGGCTCAGATGCTTTCTCGCGTGAGATGGCAATACAAGGCCAGCAAGCTAACGACTTGAGGCTACAGGCTGCATTACAAGGCATAAACCTTGACCAGGCTAACCGCGCTGCTGCCTTACAAGAACAGGCTTATCTGCAAGACCGACCGCTCAACCTGATTAACGCGCTACGCTCTGGCAATCAAGTACAAGCGCCTCAGTTCCAGCAGTTCGCACTGCAAAACGCTACACAAGGCCCTGATTACCTGAATGCTGCAAATGCTCAATATGGCGCACAATTGAACGCTTACAACGCCGAGCAAGCCTCTAGCCCGTTAAGCGGTCTTTTTGGGTTAGGTATGGGAATTGCCAAGCTTCCGGTTGCTGGCGGTGGTTCTTTGGGTGGTAATTTCATTAAAGGATTATTTTAATGACAGACTACGAACAACAGTTACAACTAGCGCGTGAAAGAGCATTACGCTACGGCCAGCAAGCGCAATACCAAGCCCCGCAAGGCCGCATGGTGGGGAATATATACGTTGCCCCTAACCCGCTTGAATATCTAGCCGCTGGCCTTCGTTCGCTCGGCGGTATGCGTGGGCAACAAATGGCGCAGGAAGAAATAACGCAAATCGGCGGCGAAAGAAACAAAGCCATGGCTGATGCGCTTCGTGGTTTTACCGAAAAAGCACAAGGCCGACCGGCTGAAGTATTGCCGCCCGATGTTGCAGGACCCGCAAGACCCGCAGAAGCCCCTAACCTAATGGGCGCATATGAAGCGCTAATGAGTGCGCCTGATGCCGGCTTACGTCAGATGGGTATGCAAGGACAGCTAAATGTTGCCCAACAACAAGCCGAACAGCAACGCAAAGCGCAAGAAAATCAACGCTTAATGTCCATTCTGCAAAGCTCAACGCCACAGCAAGCCATAGCCGCCGGTGTTCCTGTTGATTTAGTAAAAAGCTACTATGAAGCCCCGAACATTGGACGGGCAGAGGTAGCGCGAACGGTAGAAATAACTGGCGCAAACGGTGAAAAGCTAATACAGCAACTAGATAAAGCTGGCCAGCCAGTAGGTGCGCCTATGCCTGCCTACAACGCGCCAATGCAAATTAACACTGGTGGCGCTATTGAACTGGTAGCACCTAAAGCAGGGCAGCGGTTCGCTGTTGGCATGTCGCCGTCAGAACGTGATGCAAGCGCACGAGGTTGGGCTAATGTAAGACTGGGGCAAGAAAGGTTAGAAATAGACAAACCAAAAACAACAACTCCGGGCAAGCAATTAACAGAATCGCAAGCTAAAGGCGCGTTATTTTTGGGGCAAATGAGATCAGCTACCAATGAACTAGACAAGTTAGCGCAGATAGTTAGCCCGGTGCAGACCGCCATGACAGGCAGCACATATACTAACTGGGCTGCCCCAGAAAATGCACAACAAGTAGCTCAACTTCAAAATCAATGGTCTGAAGCGTATTTAAGAGCAAAAACAGGGGCTGCCGCTACACTAGGAGAGGTGGAACTCAATAGAAGGACGTTTTTCCCTGTTGTTGGGGATGGTCCTTTAGTTATTTCTCAAAAGCAAAAAATGCGTGAACAAGCAGAGCGCGATATGGAGCCAACAG